GAACGGAAAGAAAAAGATAAGACTAGACGAGACAAACTCGCAGGATATTTCTTCGACTTATCCAAACTTTCTTTCGCTGGGTTGGTCATAGGAATTACACTACCTTTGTTCTCTGACACCCAAAACGCAACAATGTGGCTCGTTGCTATGTTTGGAATAGTATTAACCGTATTGTCGGCATTGCTGGCAAACAAAATATTAAAATAGTATGGAAGTATTAATATTCGTTTTCGCAGTAGGAGTAGCAATAGTAGGCGGTATTTACCTATGGACATTCACCAAATCAGGCAAGAAGTGGCTTGCAAGTCTGTAATTATTGCATCCTTTCAAATAGACAGCCGTCAGAACGAACCCATAGAGGTTAAGAACTGAAAGGGTGGTAGAAATACTACCCCTTTTTAAATTTGCAACATCAATAAATCAAAGAACTACTCCTTTTTAGGTATTACTTTAATTTTGCCAACTCAACTATTTTTCATTATTTTGTAGTCGTTGTTGACGTTGATGTTGCAAAGATAAGATTTTTCTTATATCTAATACAAGAAATGATATAAGAATATTCTTATATTTAACTTTTATTAATATTATGGAATTAAAGGACTTTATAACGGCATCTTTAGAGAACATCGCAGATGGGATTATTGAATCGAATATTAAATTATTGAATAAAGGATTCATTGTAAGCCCATCAGCAAGTAGAGTAAACGATAGGACAACACATCAAATTCCTTTAGTTCAAGATATAAGATTTAATGTGTATGTAGAAGAAAACAATGAAACTAATGTATCTGGGAAAGGTGGATTGAGGGTATTGTCAGCTGGAATGAATGCAAAAACAGAGGGTAAATATGGAAATTCTCTGTCGTTTTCCATTCCAGTAATTTACCCTCAAAATTACTTTTTACTTTCTGAAAAGACGTTTGAATATTTTCCAGACAAAGATAAAGGCAGCGATAGTGGCCGCTATATATACAAGGATATATAAAGTAGCAGCAATCATTAACCAATCAAACATAATTATGTATGTATTAAATTCAATGCAAATATAAGAAAAATCTTATCACATGACAGGCCAAGAAATAATAAATAGTGTTTTATCTGAATTAGATATTAAAGCTCCAACATTGGCTGAGAAGATAGGGGTGCTTTATCAAAGAATATTTGACCTCCAAAAAGGTAAAACAAAGAAAGTCTCTTCTCAACTAGCTAATGCTATTATAAAAGTATATCCTCAATTTCAACTATCTTGGTTATTAACCGGTGAAGGAAACATGCTTACCGATGCTCCATCACAGACGTACCACTCCAACGCCCGCCCAGTTGACGATTTAAGCTACATGAACGTGCCCGTTATACACATCAAAGCACAATGTGGTTATCTCGCCGGATATGGAGATACCGAATATATAGACACCTTGCCCACAATGCCGGTAATCGTAGATAAGACCTATCACGGAAAATACCGCATATTTGAAGCAGAAGGTGACAGTATGGATGACAACAGCAGGCTTGCCATCTGCGATGGTGACAAGGTTTTAGCAAGGGAAGTAAGACGTGACCTTTGGCTTCCCAAACTTCATATTAACGACTGGTACTTCGTTATTGTACACCGTACAAACGGCATATCCATCAAGCAAATCACGGCCCAAGATGATAAAGGTAATATCACCTGCCACTCGCTCAATGAGTTATTCAATGACTACACCGTTAACCTTGATGATGTAGTGGAGATATACAACGTGATTAAGGTTGTTGAACGCAATATGAGACTATAATATCAATCTAAAAAGTAAAATACTATGGATTTTAAAGACACTATTAAACAGCTTGCTGATAGAATTGAAAAGCTGAAAGATAACATTCAGACAGAAGAAGCTACTAAAAATGCTTTCATCATGCCCTTTATTAATGCTCTGGGATATGATGTGTTCAATCCTTTGGAAGTATTGCCAGAAATGACTTGCGATATTGGGACCAAGAAAGGAGAAAAGATTGATTATGCCATCATGAAGGACGACCAGCCTATATTGCTGATTGAATGTAAGCATTGGAAGCAAGATTTAAACCTACATGATAACCAACTACTACGCTATTTCAACGTATCAAAAGCTAAGTTCGGACTTTTGACCAATGGAATTATCTACCGCTTCTATACAGATTTGAAAGAACCCAATATAATGGATGATAAGCCTTTTTTGGAAGTGGATATTACGGATTTAAGGGATAATCAAATCGAGGAACTGAAAAAATTCCATAAATCATACTTTGATGTGGACAATATTCTGAACTCAGCCAGCGAATTAAAGTACATGGGAGAATTAAAGGCTATTATCCAAGAAGAATTCTCCTCGCCTAGCACTGATTTTGTGAAAATGTTTGCTACCAAAGTTTATGAAGGTAGAATGCTTCAAAATATAATAGACCAATTCACACCTTTAGTCAAACGCGCTATCTCTTCACATATCAACGATATTATTAATGACCGTTTGAAAGGAGCTTTGACAGTTAGTGATTCCAAAATAGAGGAAAGCCAAACAAAAAACAGTGGAAACACATCAGAAGAGACTACAGAAGAAGTAAATACAGAATCCAAGATTGTCACTACAGAAGAAGAGTTAGATGCATACAGAATTGTAAAAGCTATCTGTAGAAAGAAAGTAGATATATCCCGCATAGTATATCGTGATGCACAGACTTATTTCAGTATTCTGCTTGATGACAACAATCGCAAACCTATTTGTCGTATGTATTTCAATACAGCCACTAAGTATGTAGCCACTATTGATGAAAACAAGAAAGATGTGAAACATGTTATTGAAACCCTAGATGACATCTATAATTACGAGGATGATTTCTTCAAGACAATAGACATGTATGAGCACAAAGATTGATGTCAATTCGATTATAGCAAATATGAATCAAATAATTACCGAATGCTCATGTCAGTGGAAAACTCCAAACCATTGTTCCCTCACCCCTACCTGCAAAGGCTGGGGGTGTCGGTTTCTTACCACTCCCATAGATAAGTTGCCGACCACCGACAAGGAGAAAGCAAAACTGTTCTCCAAGGTGTACCGGGAAGCGAAAGAAAAGGGGGTACTGGAATGTCCGCACTATCGTTCGCTTTTCATCGACGAGGTTCTAGAGAACATTGAGAAAAGTAACGTTATACAACAAAACATGAGCTGATTTTTCCTATTTATTGTCGACATCAGATTTAAACCAGCCTATAAAGAAGTGATACACAGATTATAGTGGTATTTCCAATACTATAAGTCTAGTTTAGTTTTTGTGTGAAGCACTTCCTCCGTAAGCGAACGTTGGAAGTGCTTTTTACATATCAACACTATTTAATCCACAAGCAGAAAAATTATCAAAGCAAATTTAAAAAACTATATATAACTACATATCAAACACCAACATAACATTCATTTTCTTATCTTTAATACAGAAACAAGTGGGCACGCATGTTTTATGATTTTACTAATCACATCTGTATAATGTTAGTTTCGCGACAACCATTATACGGTAATAATCTTGTAAATTATGGAAATCAAGAAAACATCCAAAGCAAGCCTGGAAAACAAGAAGTCAAGTTGGCTACTTGTAGGTTATGTAATTGTGCTGGTCTTCATGTTCGTTGCATTTGAATGGTCGAAGCGTGATGTTAGGATTGACATGAGCGGTGCTATTACCGAGAACGTATTTGAGCAGGAAATTGAAATTCCTATCACGGAGCAACCCGAATTAGTAGCTCCACCACCCCCTCAAGCTCCTGCAATTGCCGAGGTATTGACAATTGTGGATGATAATGACAATGTGAAAGAAACAGCCATTGCCTCTTCCGAAGAAATCGGTGAAGCTGTAATCATCAAAACCATATCTCCAACCGTAGATGAAGAGATTCCGGTAGAGGATGAGATTTTTGAAGTTGTAGAGAAGAATCCCGAGTTTTCTTATAATGGCATGAGTCTGATGCAATATCTGGGTAAGAGTATAAAATACCCGACTATTGCACAAGAGACCGGAACCCAGGGGCGCGTAATAGTACAATTCGTTGTCAACAAAGACGGCAGCATCGTAGATGTAAAAGTAGTAAGAGGCGTAGATCCCTATCTGGACAAAGAAGCTATCCGTGTGATTTCCACCATGCCCAAATGGAAACCCGGTGAGCAACGAGGCAAACCGGTCCGTTGTAAATTCACAGTTCCCGTAATGTTTAAATTACAATAGCAGACATGCCAGTGTCCACTTTCCACTTGTCTTCATAAGGTAATCTCCAATATCCGAGGGCGTGTCAAAACTGGTATTCACCACAGATTACACAGATTTGCACAGATAAGCATCTTTGATTATCAGTAGATTAAGCTCATTCTG